TCAGCAAGAAGCTCTCCTGTTTCTGTATCATACAGCCCTGCGCCAGCAGATAGTGTAGTTGTTTTTCTGTCGCCACCGGAGCCTGCTTCATAAGCCTCCATAATCTGCGCTTGTGTTCCACCTTGAGCTAAAACAGAATTAACACCTTCTCGCAGATCTGCCAGAGGCACACCACGGGCTGCTCCTTGGGTAATAGCCATAAGACCACCCTGTACGCCCCTCTTCTGTCCTGCAGCTTCTTTTGTAGTAGCCGCCTTAGCCGCATCAAAGAACAACTTAGCCATGTCGTTGTTACCCTCTGCGGCGTACTTCTGGCCCAGAGAGTTTAACTGTGCAGGGTTGTTAGCGTTTTGTTGAAGCAACTGCTGTACTTCTTGAGCAGTCGCCTGCTGTCGCTTACGGTCTGCCCTACCCGCGAGCATACCACCTATGTTTTGACCGACGCCAGCAACAGGAGCGCCTATTTGTTGTCCGATGTTAGCACCGGTTTGTGCCAGCATACTGGCGATTCCAGACATATTAGCCATTATATTTGCTCCTTAACCCTTTATTTTAACCACCAAGGCCTTCCGTCATCACCAGAACCCGTAATTAAACCACCGAGTCCACTTAAGAGTCCACCGTAAACATTACCGTACAGGTTTGCCATGCCTGCTTGTTGTCCCATCAGTCCTTGAATGTTAGCCAACTGTGCTTCAAGGTCAAACTCACCTTGTTGTCTACGGGCTACGTCAGACAAACTAGCTACGTTAAGCGCAGGACTAAAGGCAGACAAAAGTGCCGCCTGTGGTGCGTAGCTCTGTTGCAAGAACTGACCGCCCAAGGCCGCTTGTTGTGCCTGCTCTGTTTGTGCCTGTTGCATCGCACCCAGCATTGCTTGGTTTCTGGCTTCAGCCTGTGCTTTTTCCATAGCAAACGCTTCAGGAGTACCACCGAACATATTAGTTTGAACACCTAGGCGTCCTTGTTGCGCTAGGCGCTCTTCCATAGCCAGCCTTTGTCGTTCTTCCTCAGGAGACTGTGCAGCCCTAATGCGCTGGTAAATGTCCTGTTCGCGTTGTGCCGTAGGCATCGTTGCCTGACCGTAGAAGTCTCCAGCGCCTCCAAACAACTGTTGTTGCATCGCTAGTTGTTCTGGAGATAAATTAAGTTGAGTTCCTGTTGGACCGCCTGTTACTCCTCCAACACTAGATGCAACCGTGAAGGGTTGAAACGTAATGTCAGGTGAGGTTGCTTGCGGCAACGGTGTCTCAAAAATAGACGTAACTTCGTCTGGAATAAGACCAGAAGTAATATCGCCTAGAATATCGCTGATAAAACCCATTAGTAAGTACCTCCGTCAATCGTCCCTGTTGCCAGAGTTCCCGTAAAGTTTAATGCAGGAATTGTCACAGTTCCAGTAAAGGTAGGAGAAGCTAAGTCAGCCTTCGTTGCACTGGCTGTAGCTATTGCATTAAACTCAGTGTCAAACTCACTACCACGAATAATTTTATTAGTGTCGCCAGAGGGCAAACTGTCCTTAGCGGTAAAGTTTGTTGTCTTTGTATAATTACTCATACCGTTTTACCTATTAGTGCTAATACGTTAATTTCCTGAAGAGACAAAGCATCCCCGTCAATTTCGGCTTCTAAGCCTATTGTGATAATGCTACCGTTTCCTGTGGTATTCACAGGGTTCCTAGTAGTTAGTTCTCCACCCGTGTACTCATTAATATTAAACTGAGCAACACCAAAATAAGCTGGTGATTGATTACCGATAGTAAATTCATACGTGCTGTACGTAGTATTAAAATCGTAGGCCCACTTCATAAAACAAGAAGCACCTGCCGCACCAACAATCGTAGGTCTTACTTTCTTTAGCAATTTAATTTTTGAGGGGTCACCAAACGTCAAACCGGGACTGTAGTACCTAAAACGATACGATGAAGTATTGTCTAAGTAACCAGAGTAGGTTCCGATACCATCTGCTGTGCCTATGTACACCGTACCGTCTGTGCTTACCTCAAAAGACTTGTGTGGAACAGACACCCACCGTGTTGCTTTATAGGTGTTGTTCTCTAGCTTAGACTTTAGGTCAAAACAGTAAATTGTGGACTGCCCCGGAAACGCAATAAGATAAAAAGAGTTTTCAGGACTGTACACAGATGCAGTGGGGACGCTTCTGTTGTTAATCAAATTAATAATGTCTGACTTTACATTCAAACTTAGGTCAGACAGCGGCAAAGACTTTTCTTGTATCGTTCGTCCCAAACTGCGTAAACCAGAAGGAGACATAAACAACACATCTGTACCAATGTGCTGTACAGAGTTTCTACAGATGCACCCAACGCCAGCTACAGTGTCTACCAGTGCCATGTTAGCAGGACTATCGGCCCCACCGTACACCAGCAGGCTGTGCTTTCCAAAAACAATCAGGGCGTTGTTGTGTGCCGCCAAAGCCCTAACCTCGTCGTATCCATCAGGCCACGCCTTAGATACATCTATAGAACCACTGGAGCCGCCAGTGAAATCACCACCGTTCAGAAGGTCTGACCAGTAGATTGTCTGAGAGTCTGTTGCGTTGTCTACAATCCAGAGGCGTCCGTACGCGCCGATACCCTCGTGACACTTCAGAGTTGCTGCAGTCGCACCTCCGTTAGCTACAGTAAATGTACGCAGTCCTGTAGCGTTGTCGTACACCAGAGGATCGTAACCGCGTTGAAAAAAGTACGCCTTGTCGTTAAAGTTTACAATCTTCCAGTTGTTAGCTGTAATTGTATATGATCCGGGCGTAACGTCAGTCAGGGTAGTAGTCCCTGTCATAATCTTGTTGTTGCCTGCGCTAAAAACTACCTCGTTACCTGCATCATCGTAAAAGTAATGGATCTTGTGGATGTAGTCACTACCTAATGCAGTCTTGTTGGTAGTCAGTACCTTTACGCCTTTACGGGCAGCAATACGCCCACGCTTGTCAATAACAGCGTTATCAGCAATATCAGCAAAAGACGGATCTTGCGCAATAGGGGAGTCTTCAGAGTTGACACCCTTAAACGCAGGAGCGACTAGATTAATACTTTGTAGTTGCTGTGCCATGCACTAGTCTCCTTAAGGAGTGTACCAGATAACTTCTTCGGGATGCTTCTGAGCGTCCAGAGCAACAGCATCAGACAAATACTTATCAGCAATGCCAAAGTATTCAGCCGCTGATGTACCGCCTGTTTCTCCACGCTCACGAGCCAGCAAAGCTATCGCCGTGTGAATCACAGGCTGACTAGGAATAATCAAGTCATCTGTGTTGGCGCTCAAGTCATCGTTACGTTGTATGCAGTTAAACCGTAGGGTATAAGCAGCATCTGGTTTAGGGTAAACGTCAATCTGAGTATCACCACTAGAGTTTACACCGTTAAACGTGTAGTACTGAGGCTCCCCAGAAAGTGGCGTATTAATTAAGTACTGCTCGTCAAACCATTTCTGTGGTTGATACTGCATTGTAAGGTTAGATGAGTCGTTAATCGCGTGTAGTACTTTAATCTTGTTCTGCGAACCTGTGAGAACGTAGTTAAAAACATTAGCACTCGTGGTTACAGTAAGAGTAGTTCTAAGCGCAGACCAATCCCACGCAGACTCTACCATTTGTTTAGCGTCATTAACAAAGTCACCCACCATTTTGCTGTAAGTGTCGTTTGATACGCTAGTCACCTCATCTTCTCTGAGGCGTCTTAGTACGTTGTTTACTAGGTTTAAATATGTCATACTTTTCTACCGCCTGTAGAGTTAGTAAAGATTCCAGCCAAGTAATCAGTAATCGGGAACTGTTGTGCAGTAAGTAACTGAGGGTCTGTGGTTAGGCCCATTTCAAAGCCATCAAAAAGGTTTTGCCCACCACCCAAACTACCTCCTGAGGAGCCTCCGCTAGAGCCATCAGAGCCTGTTGTAGTAGTCGTAGTGTCCGTACAGCACTTGTCCCATATATCACCTTGCTCTCCTTCAGGCCTAGGAGACTCACACTCAACTAAATCACAGTCAGGATCTCCGTCTGTTCCACCTGTCGTGGTTGTGGTAACGTCAGTACAGCACTTGTCCCACTGGACTCCTTCAGCACCTTCGGGTCTAGGAGACTCACACTCAACCAAAGTACAGTCAGTGTCTTCTCCTCCGGTTCCGTCCGTACCTCCCGTACCTCCCGTTGCGATCATCTCGTTGCCACACAAGCCACCCTCGTGCTGGTCTGGTATAGTTCCGTCAGAACAAAGTTCACCACAAGATCCGTCTTGGTTAGTTTTCCTGTTAGGGTCCGCACAAGAAGGTAGAGGAGTGGGAGCAACATAGTCTGAGCAGTTAGCTCCGTACACGCCGTCTATTGTTTTCTTTTCTGTCCCATCGTTGCAGTAATCCTGCCAACAATACGCGTTCCACGCTCCTTGAGCAAAACTGGTAGGTCCCGGATTCCCCGCCTTACAGTTATATGGGTCACTAGTGTCAATAAGCGGGCTAGAACAATTACCACCTACGTGGTCATCGGGGCTAGATCCGTCTTCACATTGCTCACACCCGCTTTCTACAGTCGCGTTGTTGCGACAAGGTTCCGGTTCTCCTGTTCCGTCAGTGCCATCGCCAGTGCCATCGGTGCCATCGCCAGTGCCATCAGTGCCATCGCCAGTGCCATCAGTGCCGTTTCCAGCAGGAACGTAGCAGCCCCCACTCTCATCAAAGACGCCTTGTTGACCGTCTTCTGTGTTGCAGGGCTGACCCGGAGTAAAGAACAACTCGTCAACACAAGCGCCAACAACCTCGTTGTACACCTTCCCTGATGGGCAAACATCTGTTGTATCGGCTTGTACGCACTCACCAAATTCGTCAGCTTGGTATCCTTCGATACACGGGCCACAATCTTCTTCTTCAAGGGCGCTGGGTGTTTGTACACGGTTTACTGTAGAACAGCTAAAAAGAGAGGGATCTCCACCTTCTCCGTCACCGCCATCGTCAGTTCCAGCGGTTGTTGTAATTGTGCCGCCAGCGTCATTACTAGAGCCACCTGTATTATTCATCCAATCTACTATTCTCTGATAGAAGTCAGCAGCTTGGTCGTTAGTTAAATTTTCTGATATTAAATTCCAAATAGGATTATCTATAAACCGTTTAGTACTAAATACAGCATTTTCAAACGAATCCCAATTAGCAAACGTGACGTCTGTTCCGTCCCACCGAGTCCCTGTAACAGTGCCGTCCTTATTAACGGCGTAGTCTTTAAACTCGTCTGTTTCATCTAGTGTAGTAAACCACTCGCCACCGTCTATGTACTTTGTAACAAACTCGTCAAACTGCCCTCTTATGTCTCCTATCAGGCCACCAACTCCGTCTACACCGTTGAATATTTCATATAAACTAGAGTCTTTACTAATCAAGCCACCAAAGTCAAACCCCGCTTCAGGATCAAGAAACGAATCTACTAAGTCTTTGCCTATTGCTCCAAGACCGCCTAAGATGCCTGATTGAAGCAGAGAGTCTACATCTATCTCACCGTTTACAATGCCTTGCTCAATCGCAGAAGCGATAGAACTAGACAAAGCTGAGTTAGCTGCATCACTACCTAAGTCAGCAAGCCCTCCTAGCGTTCCTCCAGCCCAGCTTCCAACTACTGCGCCTGCGATAGCTTTTAGATCACCTCCGGTTTGAATAGCGGTGCTTACACCGTTAATTACAGCGGCTTGTTGTGCTGCGCTCAGTCCCTTGAGGAAGCTGCCTAAGTAGCCTGCGTTCATCAGACCGCCAGTTAAAGCAGTGGCGGCTAAAGACATTATCAGACCGCCTACATTAAAGGAATCGTCTGTTTTAAACGTCTTTGTAAACGATGAGCCGTTCCACTGGAACAAATCCCCATCAGGGTTCTGAAAACTAGTATTGATACCGTACTGGTTTACTAGTGCTTGGAACTCTGCTGGGTTGTCACTTCTGTTTAAACCAGAGGCGTTTAGCGCAGAAGAGTCTTTAATAAAAGAAAACCAAGTGTCAACGTCTAAATCGGGGTTAGCTTCTTTAAAGTACCCCATGCCTTCATCGGCTTCCCAATAACCCCTTATATCCTCTTCAGTACGGTAAGCACCGAACTGAGTTACTGTTCCATCGTCGTTTACTGCGTAATAATTTTCTCTAGCATCGCCTAACTCAAGCGGTTGGTGAAAAAAGTAAAGAGGAGTCGTGTAGTCAGGTTCTGTCTGCCACCCGCTAGGAGTAAAGAAAGCGTTAGAGGCATACATATTACCATCTTCGCCCTGAACTACAGGACTAGGCTTGTTATCCGTGATCGCACTTAAGTCAATTCCGTTTACGCTACCTTGATTAAAGGAACCTAAGTTTAAGTTAGGATCTAGGCAAAAACCTAATTGTTCGTTGTATACAGACCCTTCAGGACACGTAACAGCCATCTATTTCTTCCCCTTCAGGGCCAACAGTTTGTCAGCGCCACGAATACCAAAGGAGGCAGATACTGCCATGAATAACAAGTACTGATACCAATCAGGAAGCCTGTTTAGCTCACTGAAGGCAAGACCAATGCGGTCTATGATCTCTACGTCATTCATCCCAATACCCCACATAAGCGCCACCACGGGCGCTGAGAGCAACACTGTAAACCACTCGTCCTTCCAAGAGGTAGCACTGGCAGATGCCATAAGCTGCTCCCAAGACGCCGTGTTCTTGATGACTTCCATCTTAGCGTTGTGTATCGCTGTTTTTTCTTCAGCCCTATTCTTTAGTACTTGCCCAAGAAGGCTAGTAATTGGCGATATAAGTGCTTGCCACATACGTTACCTCACCATGTAAACGAGTACAGAGGCACACGCGCTAATAGCTATCCAAAAGAATCTCTCTGCGTTCTTGACAGAGCCTGAGTTAGCCACTACATCTGTTGTTAGCTCTCTCAGATCATCCTCCTGATCGTCTAGACGCTTCTCGTGCCTGTCCATGCGCTTGAACACAGACAGCATTTGCTCTTCAACCCTCGCAATCTGTGATACCGCTTCAGTTAGCTTGTCGAGCTTTTGTTCAATCCGGTCGAGCCTATGTTCTTCTAACATCTAGTACCACCTTACAACGTTGCTGCTAGAGTAAATAGGTCATCCATTTGTTGATCCGTAAGTCCCAGCGCAGGTTGTAAAGTAGCTACCCACTCAGAATCGCGTTCTACGACAGAAGAATACTGCCACTCAGTTTCGACTTTAGTTTTGTCAGGGTCAGGAATCAACGCGAGTGCTTCTTCGATCTGAGCCATGTAACCCTCTTGGATCAGCGCAAGTCGCGCCTGACGCATAGAAACTTTAGCTGTTGTTCTCCAGACTGCGTGTTGCTCTTCAGTCAGGTCAGCGTATTCTAGGTCAACCAGATTTGTATTAGGCCAGTTAGGCACAACAGCGGGAGTATCCTCAGTTGACTCAAATAGCTCCATAAACTCGTCGTGAGTTGTTACAGCGTCAACGGCAGCTTCAATGGCCTTCTCTGCGTTGCGAACTTCTTCTCGGTACAAACCTACGCCTACAGGAACAGCCACAGCCTTCTCAGCGTTTCTAGTGACGTACCAATCGGTAGAGGCCAGTAAATCGCCTGCTTGTGCCTTAGCCTTAGTTTTTTCTTGAGACTTTAGACCCAGCGTGACAATCGGATCGCCAAACTGGTCAAAAGCAGGCTCACCGTCAGTTTCGTCTATTTCGTGTACGTCATCTAGCGCCTTGGGTACGTCTGCCGCCCAATAAAACCGTGAGTCAAACGGAGCAGGGTCATCTACCCATACTAGGCCAGCCGCAGTCTTCTCATCGTCTGACCATGATCCCCAATTAGTCGGGTGCTTAATTCCGTCATCATTCGTCCAGCTTCTGCCTTCGCGGATGACTGTAGTGTTATATGTCCATGCCATTGTTGTTACCTCGCGTTGGCGTATTTGAAGGGCATCTCAGCGAATGCCATGTAGAAGTATGTGCCGTTTAATGCATTTTGGTCTAGCCACCCTGATCCACCTTTGCGTAGCTTGAAACCATTTGAAACCATATCCCAGCGGATATAATTTGCGTTTTCAGCGTAGTTTTGGTTAGCATATATAGTTCCAGCGGCAACATTGTAAGGATCACGTTTGTTGTCTAACAAAACCCAGTTATTCGCTACGTCCGTTCTTTTAAGAAGTATCCAAGCTGGCCTAAACCCTGTGTCAATAAACGGGCCGTCATCTTCTCCGTTGCCTGTGTACGTTCCGAACTTGCTGAAGCCTCCTACTTCCGCAAAACAGTAGGCTACATAAGTGCCTGAAGAAGCGTTGTTTGCAACATAGGTGTTAACCGCAACAACAGAGCTAGTCCAGTTAGCCGTACTACCAAGCCGCGTATCAGTAGCAGATTCAGCCGCTGTACCATTAAGTTCTAATTCTTTTTGTGCGCCTAGAAGAGTGCTTTGAACAGACCAATTTTCTGACGAGCCTCTTCGTTTCCAAAAAACAACCTTTGGAGTCTGTCCAAGTCCGTGTCCAATGGTGGCGCTAGACCCCGTTCCCGTATAAGTAACAATGCTAAATCCAGCACCAGTATTAGCTGACACGGTAGATGTAATAGTGCCGTCACTGTTGCTTGAGCCTGAGCCGCCAGCTTTCCAGTTCCATGCAACGGTAGCCGAACCGTTATTGTTGCCGCCTGTGTTACTACCGTAAGTGAACCCATCGCTATCAAAAGAGGTTACTCCACTTATAGTTCCTTCCGCATTGTTGGTATTGGGAAGCAGGTACTTCTGTACGCCCCTAACAG